AACGCTAAACACAGTAAATAATGGACGATAAAATAATAGAATTTATCAAGGAATTAAAGCAGAGCCAATACCCACTAAACGATTTAATGACACTAAAAGCGCAGTTAAAAAATGATACTTTGTACTGCGATATATTGGAGTTGGCTTTAGCACAATTAATAAACGAAAACAAATAATAAGATGAAGGACGAAGTAACACATAAACAAGATTTTGACATATTCGAACATAGATACAAGGAAATAATACAGCTAAAAGAAGATAACGAAACTTACAAAGCAATTATTAAAGAGGATTTAAAAAACAACTTTGTAGCCATCCCAGAGACTGTCATAAACAGAATCGGGACGGGCAACCAATACTTTACAAGTGAACAACTATTAATCGATATGCAGGAAGAATACGTTAAATTACTAAAAGCATATAACAAGCAAAGGAATAGAACGCTATTAGAAAGGATTTTCAATTTGTAGGATTCCAACACAACAACCAACACAGCAGCAAGGCTCTATCATTAATTTGATAGGGCTTTTTTATTTGTACCTATTAAAGCAATACAATTCGATTTAAGGCTGTTTTTAAGCCCATAGAGACGTTTTTACCTATCATGTAATATATTCTATCAAGAGAGTTAATTTAAAGGCCTTAAAAGGGCTTAAATGAAGTATTTATAATTACAAAGATATTAGGTTAAGTATTAATTTGATATAAAGTATTGATAGTCACTCAATTAGAGTAAGTTACACTAACAAGTGTTAGTTTATATAGGTAGTTCATAAGGTAATAAATTAGGTTACTAGGATAAAGTTATAAGGGGTGACCTGTTGAACACGTACAAAAGTTAATATGAAACTCTTACAAACCACGCCAGCTTGACATATCATTTAGCTGTAATCCTTGCTATTACTGCATTGTAGAGTACTTGTCCTATAACTTATATTATGTTAAATAGAGCTGCCATATTGACAAAACCATTGCTATCACTGCATTGTAGGATGTTGTCTAGTGATTGTATTCATGTACTAGTACGGTGATACACTCTAATTCTGCGTCATCTGTAATGGTGAATTTGTACTTGACCCCACACACAATTTTTTCTCACTACACCCATTACAAAGTCTTTGAAAATTATTTTTTATTATTAAACTTCATACAAATGTTTTGTAACTAAATTTATTTTTTATAGTATTGTATTAGGAAGAGGTTAACGTGTAGTTTTCTTTTTTGCTTTAGTTTTTTAGTTTAGTATTAGAATATAACTATAATATATAAAGTACGTACAACAATTTATTTTTTGTTACATTTAAAGTAAAGAGGCATGAGAGACAACAGTAAAAAGATTAATTTAGGAGAGATTGAGAAGGGGTATATAATCAACAGAGATGGCACGATATTTAGTAAGAAGAGGAATAAATATATGAAGCTGTCAGATAATCACGGGTATTACATATTAAGATTATCTTTGAATGGAGTTCCTTCCCAATATTCGGTTCACCGTTTGGTGGCAACTAAATATATTCCAAACCCAAATAACAAACCACAAGTAAATCATAAGGACGGAAATAAAAAGAACAACCACGTGAGTAACTTGGAGTGGGTAACACAGTCTGAGAATATAAAACATTCTATATATGAGTTAGGAAAAACAGGGCATGGAGCTGTAAAGCCTAAAAAAGTATCTAGGGATGGAGTGGTGTATGCTAGTATAAAGGATGCGGCAGAGCAAACAGGCATATTCCCTCAGTTGATAACAGATAGTATCGCTGGTAGATCTGTTCCTACTTTTGTAGGTAATTGGAAGATTGAAAGAAATTTAAGAAAATTATAAAGGTTACATTGTAAAAAACAGATGAATTATGGAGCAAGATTTTGAAAATGAATTACTTGAATTATGTGCTGCTCAACAGGAACAGGTGGCAGTATTGATTGAGGTTACACAGACCTTAATAAAGAGGGTAGAAGTATTAGAAGGTAAGGGTGTTCCTTACTGGAGTGATAAAAACACAGATAACGATTAATTATGACTAAAGGAGAAGCTGGTGAATGGCTAATGCACAACAGATACTTTTCTGAGGATTGGTGTAGAAGAACAGGTGTAGACCCGAATGACTTGACAATAGATGATGTTAAAGCTATAAAGGATGAAATGGATAATGACATGTATAGATGTAAGCGTTGTGGAGAGACAAAGCACAGAAGAGAGTTTAATAGCTTTGATGCTACTAGGACTTCTGTAAGATGTAAGCCATGTCAGAAGAGGGTAGAGCCTAATACTAAGATATTTAAGGACGGTAAGTTGAATACGAGACAGGTGAAAGGCTTTAATTGGCTGTTAGGGTATTCATTGCTAGATAAAAGATATGTATAATGGAAGCGAGATATTTAATGATAGATAATTGGGTAACAGTCCCAAGAAAAAAGGACGGGGAGCTGTACGATAAGCCTGTACGAATTAGGGCGATAGGAAGAAAATTTTTTTAGAAATTATGAAGAACACAGAATTAACAGAGGAACAGTTTAATCATTTAGCAGATGTGGCTAATAAATTTGAGTTTCCAGATGTATTGGAAAGATTAATGAAAATGGACAGATTTACTTTATTATTGTTTTCATTAGAGTCAGGGTTGGCTTTAACAGCTTGTCAGTACAATCTAAAAGAATCACAAAAGAAAAATCGTAAGTAACGAAGTTATGAATGAACTACCATTCCCTGAAGAACAGCAAGAACCTAGTGATGGTTGGCTTTGCTTCAATAACGACTACGAAACAGAGGTCTTCTTTAATGGAGAATGGATATTACTAGAGGATTATTATAAACAACAGAAGAAATGAAGGATTTTTTAGAAGGAGCAGCTTACGGATTGATGTTCACAACATTTTTTACATTAGTAACGATAATTGTGTTAACCATCATTTATTAAAATCGTATTATAGTTATGAAGAAGAGCTACAGAAGGAACGTATTGCAAGTAAAATCTATATTATTTGGAATATTAGTGCTATTAGGTGTTAGTACTTACCAAATAATAAGAATAGCAAACAGTTTACAGCAACTAGAGTTAAAGTTTGACTTATTTGAGGTTGTTGGTAAACTGTTCAATTGATGAAAATATTGATTATTGATGATTGTTATACAATCGCGAGGCTATTAGAGTATTATTTAGAGGGGTTTGAGGTTGATATAGCGCTGTCAGGTGTTGATGGTCTAAAGAAGTTCGATAATCACGATTTAGTCTTTGTAGACGTAAATTTAGGGGATATGAAGGGATATGACGTTGCACAGATAATATCTAAGTTCTCTGAGGTTAAAATTATAGGCATGAGTGCTTCTGCTCCTGACTCAGATGAGTTTAATTACTTCATAAGGAAGCCATTAAAGATGAAATCAATAAAAGAAGCAATAGATTCAGTTTTATGAAGACAATAGTACACGTATCACAGACAAAGATAAGGCATAACCAACAACATGGAGATAATCAGCCTTGCTTAATTGTCGTTAAGGAAGAAGAGTTAGATTTCGTCCATGAGTTAGTTATTTACGGACAAGACGGTAAAGAAGCCGCTAGAGTAGTGTATAGACCTTACAATCCTCTACCTTCTGAGGCTGTAGTGTGGGTTGAGACTGATAATGATGTTAAAATGATAGTTCATGAGGGTAACTAAATATGAGGACAGGCTCGCTATATGCAAAACCTGTCCTTTCTATATAAGTAGTATTGCCGCTTGTCGTGCTTGTGGATGCTCTCTGTTAGTGAAAGCAAGACTAAAGTGGTTTAACTGCAAAAAAGGCAAGTGGACTATTCCTGATGACCCTTCTCCTGAGCAAACTCCTTCATAATATCCTTAAACAGATCAATGTTGTCTAACATATTCTGTCTTCTCTTCATTTCGTGCATAACTTCTCTTGCACCTTTTTCAGTTCTCTTCAGAGCCTTACTTTTTTGATTTTTTCTGTTTCTGCTTTTCATTTTTATTGTATTTTACCCTTTTATCTACGAACAAATTTATATATTGTTGCGTATAAATATGGGAGTTCGGACTAATTACCCGATGCAAAAGGTTTCGCTTAACTACCTACTCCCATTCTTTTTAAGTTAGGCATAAAATGTTAAGTTATGAATCAACAAGAGATTTGGAAAGATGTATTAGGATACGAAGGACTTTATAAGGTATCTAATTTAGGTAGGGTAGTTTCTAAAAGAAAGATATTAAAAGGATGGGAATGTGTTAACGGATATTGGCTTTATAGATTGTGTAAAAATGGTAAAACTAGACAATTTTCAGCACATAGGTTGGTAGCAATAAATTTCCTGCCAGCAGATCTAAATAGAAATTATGTCAATCATATAGATGGAGATAAGCTTAACAATAACCTAGATAATTTAGAGTGGTGTACCAATTCTGAAAACATTCAACACGCATATAAAATAGGACTAAAAAAATATAATAGCAATAATAGATGTCTAAATAGAGCTATTTGCAGAGATAATTTTAGCAGACTAGTAATAGACACAAGGACTGGAGTTTATTATAGCTCAATAAAAGAAGCTTCTATTTATAGTGTGTTTTCTTATTCTGCTTTAAAGGCAATGTTAAATGGAGAAAACCCAAATAAAACTAGTCTTAAAAAGGTGTAACCAAAAAAATATTAGTTACGTAGAGCAAAACGATGAAGGATTTTCAATATGAGATTCAGTCTTTAGAGCAGCTTGACGAATTTCAACAATTTTATTGCGAGAAAGGTCTGTGTTATGTGCTACAGGCAATCCACAGTATAGATTCTTATCAATGTGAGGTTATAGAACCTTGCGAAAATGAAGGTGAAATATTCTATTTAGAGATTGGCGATAAAATTAGTTTAGCTTAATGGATGAAATAAGAGGTCTAAAATTCGAATACAGACAGATCAGAGAAGATTTAGAGGACATTGAAGGTCTTGATCCATCATTTGTCATGAAATTGCAAGTAAGATTGTGCGAATTAAAGATGATTTTGAAGGAACACGAAGAGAAAAGGAAGGAAGAAGAGAGAAATACGTTCAGAAAGAACGCTGTACCTAAGAATAAGCAAGTTAGAGAGGTAGAATTGTCTGATTTAAGAGCTTTTAGGCATATGTTGACAGATAGGGAGATTTGTAAGAAATACAACCCTAAAACGTTAAAAACATGGAGAAATAAGCTAAATAAGGGTATTATCCCTAAAATTGCAGAGGAATTATTGAAAAATAATGGATATAAAGTAATTCAGCCTAGATTATGGGCTAAACCAAAGAGTAAAAAGTACAAATAATGAGTGAAGAAAGTAAGCAACCAACAGGATATAGGGAGCAAGTGCAACTTATGAGTCCAGAACAGTTAAAAGAAGGAGAATTATACATGAATAACCTACTTCCTCAAGGTAGTGTGGTTAAAATTGTTAAAAAGAACGCTAATTCTGTTAAGTTTAGAGTTTGGAACGACTACAAAGGTAAATTTATTGATGTAGTTTCTGATTATGACGGATTTTATAGAGTAGTTCAAATCCCTGTATATGAGCAAGGGGTTTAACGACATTGAGCTTATAGATTTAGGATTCTATAAGCAACCTACAGACAAAGTAGGGGAATATTACTGGGAATACTCAAAAGATGGAGTGATATTCGTTACAGACCAAACAAATTATGAGAAGGAAGCAGCAGAGTCCTTATATACGTTAACATTAATATCAGAAGTAAGTGAAACAACAGGAATCAAAGAGTCAAGAGATTTTACAGACATTATTAGAATCTTTAGCAGGCAGTAATATGAAAGTTACTGTAACTATAGAGCCAGTAGCAGGATTAACAGCAGAACAAGTAGAACAAGCTAGAAAAGCTGGTAGAGAAGGAACAGATATTTACTTTAGCAAACCTGACAGCACTTTATAATGCCTAATATATCCTTTAGTCCAAGTCCGAAACAGCACAGAGCGTGGCAAAAACTAACAGACTCTACCACTAGGTTTGTGGGGTACGGCGGCGCGGCTGGAGGAGGGAAGTCTTGGTTAGGTGTTAATTGGCTTATAATAATGTGTTTCACCTATCCTAAAACAAGATGGGGATTGGGTAGAAAAGAATTAAAGAACCTTAAGAGAAGTACTTTGCCTACTTTTTTTAAGGCTTTAGGTAAATACGGCATCACAGATAAGTATTACAAGTATAATCAGCAGTATGATTTCATTAGATTCAACAATGGAAGCGAGATATACCTAGTTGACATGTCCTATAATCCTTCTGATCCTGAGTTCACTAAATTTGGAGGACTAGAACTTACAGGAGCATTTGTTGATGAGAGCAGCGAGTGTACAGAGAAGGCGATAGATATATTGTCTAAGAGGATAAGGCACATGAACAAGGAATACGGTCTTATACCGAAGGTTTTAGAGACATTTAACCCATCTAAAGACCATGTTTATTGGAGGTATCACAAACCTGAGAAGGAAAATAGTCTTCCCGAAACATATGCGTTCATAAGAGCCTTAGTAACAGATAATCCTGACATTGACCCTGAGTATATAAAACAGCTACAAATGGGTGATAAGGCTACGATAGAGAGATATTTCTACGGAAATTTTGATTATGACTCAGACGATTCAAAACTAATGGATTATGACTCGATCTGCTCTTTATTTACTAATACTGACGTTCCTGAAGGTGAAGGATATATCTCTGTTGACATCGCTCGTTTTGGAAAGGATGCTACCACGATATTTGTTTGGAGCGGGTGGAGGGTCGTTCACGTTGAGGTTATTGATAAAGGATCAGCAACATATACAGCTCAAATGGTAGCTCAAACAGCAGAAAGATATTCTGTGCCTAGTAATAATATAATCTTAGATGAAGATGGTGTTGGTGGTGGTGTTGTTGACGTAATGAGGACTAGAATGCCTTCCGTGAAAGGTTTTGTATCTAATAAATCTGCGATAAAGAGAGGTAACGGTGATTTTAACTACAACAACATAAAGTCTCAATGTTATTTCATGCTATCTAAATTCGTAAACGAGGGTAGAATTTATTTCATGCCTAAAGATACAGACGTAAAACAGAAGCTAATACAAGAGTTGGAGGTTGTTAAGAAGAAGCATGTAGATAAAGACGGTAAAAACATGGTTCTACCTAAAGAAGACGTTAAAAACATAATAGGGAGATCTCCTGACTACTCAGATGCCTTAATGATGCGCATGTGGTTCGAGCTAGGAAGAAATGAAACAAAAATTGATTGGTTATGATAAAGATAAAGGTACAAGACAAGGAATACGATCTAATTAACGATTGGAGTGAGCTAACTATACAGAAATTCTTAGAAGTACAGAGAATCTGCGATAAAGCACCTGAAAAACTAAAGAAATTAATAGGACACGTCTATTTTGGAGAGAAAGATGAGATTGAGAAGATGAATTTCTCCAATAGAGAGCAATTAAAGACGTTTCCTAAGTTCTATGGGGATATACTACTAGAAATGTCAGATGTGCCAAAGGAAGTCGTTAAAACAATGGATTTCGAGTCAAGAGTAATTCATTTCAACAATCATTTAATAAAATTCGTTATAGGATGCTTATTTGCGCCTGTTGACATTCCCGAAATCTCAAATGACAGCTTTAAATTTGAAGGTGAAACTTTTATATTACCTAAATCTAGGAACGTACTAGGTAATGAAAGACCTATGGGATATATTTCTACTATTCAATTTACTGAATCTGCTGATTTAGATATTTATATGAGAGATTTGGACGACAAAAACTATGGCGTTCTTGCTAACATTATAGCTATCTTATGTTTAAAAGAAGGCGAGGAGTATGATGAAGATGTCTGTTTAAAGCGAGCAGAGAAATTCAGAAACCTAACTATGGATATTGCATGGGATGTTTTTTTTTACTTGGACGAACTGTTAAATACGTACACGAAAGCTACCCTCAGCTCTTCTCTGGAAAAAATCAAGCTAAATACGCAAGTTTCGCTAGGACGTCAGGATTGAACGGTTTCGGTTGGTATTTGCAAATAAAATCAGTTGCGGAGAAAGGAGTGTTCACTTTTGGCAACAATTCAGGCATAAAAAGCGTAGAAAAGACTAATCTTTACGACTTTTTGACATATATAGCTGCAAACGCCTCAGAAGCGTTGTACCAAGAGAAAATAAGAGAACATGAATCTGGAAGAACTAGTAGATAAAATAGAGCTAATCACAACAGATGCTCCGAATATAAATACATTCTTGTTTGATGATTTAGAAACAATCAATGAGCTACACGCTACAAGTTATCCAATACTATTGCTAACTCCTACAGAGGATGAAATAGACCCTAGAGCAAATGAGCAAGATTACAATCTTATCATTTACTTAATGGATACTTATTTTCAAGATGATTCAAAGACATTAAGACAAAAGTACTCTGATATGCAAGATTGGGGTATTAGATTAGTAAATGAGTTACTAGATGATCCTAACATTAGAGATGTTGGTAATGTTTCCGTTACTAGAGGTCAAGAGAGATTCAATGACGAACTTGCGTTAGTTCAGTTCTCATTTACTGTAAGAGTGTATCACTGCCTAAAGCTATTAAAGAAGCCTACTAGTCTGACAGCAACAACTGTAAGTTCTTCACAAATAGACTTAACTTGGACTGATGTTGCATCTGATGAATCGAATTACGAGATTTCTAGGAGTCTTGATAATGAAACTTGGACTACTATTGCTACAATTGCTGCTGATAGCACTTCTTATAGCGATACAGGTCTTGATCCTAGCACTCTTTATTACTTCCGTATTAGGGCAACCACAGCCAGTAATAGATCCGCTTATTCAAACACTTCCTCTGATACAACGTCTGCTTAATGGCTTTTGATTGGTTACATACTAGATATGCCACAGGAGTCTTTGTAAGGAGATTAAGAAAGGAGATGGCTAAAGAGCTACAAGATCAAGGTCATGTTGCTTCAGGAAGGTTATTGAATAGTTTAAGCACAGGCACAAAGCAAACAAAAGGCAAGGTGCAGGGTGTTGTTCGTGGTTTAGCTAGAGGAGAAGCATTAGATGGATACCAAAGAGACGCTAACCTAACTATAAGAAAGATTCTAACATGGATGGATTTAGTTAATGCTACGGGCAGAAACAGATTCGATTTTAAAGACATGAAGGAAAAAAGGAGAATAGCCTTAGCAATATTAAGCGCTTCTGTAGATCAAGGTATTCCAATGAGAGGTGCTGCGAAATACTCTAACAACGGGACAAGAGTAGGATGGATAACTACACCATACAGAAATAACTTAAAGTTTGTCGATAAAGATGTAGTACCTAAAGTAGTTCAAGACATTGAGGAGAACTTCATTAGAATAATAGAAGCGATGGCAGCAAAAAACCCTAACATAAAACTAATAAAGTAATGGCAATAACATTAGATTCACAACCAACGGCAAGCATACTCCATAGTCCTTATAGACCTATGGAGATTAAAGTCAGTTCTAATGATGGTGATGTAGCTAAAATGAAGTGTTTTATTCATTTAGACAATAGTGCTACTGCTGACAACGCAAATAATCCTATTATATTAGATCCTGACTTCGGAACGACAGATGAGTTTACATTTGACATTGCAGGATACATTGCAGGATTAGATACTTTAACTAGCACTACGCAAACTGCTGACGTAGCAATCTCAGCAATAGATGCAGATACTAACTCAATAAAAATGATTACTTGCTCTTTTACTGAGTTATTAGATGTAGGTGGTGCAGGCACTCTATCTGACGGAGCTAGTTTAGCTTATACTTCAGTATCAGATTGGTACGCTATAAACGGAGTGTGGGCTTACGATGAGGTATCAGATAAGTTTAGTGGGTTTGAGATAAAATCAACAGGAGATAAACAGTTCCTAACAAATAAGAGAGGAACAGCTTATAGAGAGATTGCAACAGATGAATCAGATTATTTAAGTGGGTTTTCCCCAAGTGAGACAACTGTTTACTTTAGATTAAAAACCTTTACTGAGCCTAATTTGGGAGGTTCTAGTACTATTTACTTCTATGAATTAGATTTAACTGGTATTAGAAGATTCGACTTACCATGTGGATCGTCAAACATTAACGCAAGTGGAGGCACTTGGTATGATGAGTTCGGGTCTTCAACAACAGCTCCCACTATTGATTCTAGCATAGGATCTTACACAGTAAGGATTGATGATGGTAAAGTAGAGGCTACTAACTCAACTAGAAGTGAGGTTGTTAGGTATAACGTTAGTTCTGTATGTGGAGATAGCACAAGAATAAAATTCTTAAACAGATTAGGAGCTTTTGAGTACTTCACGTTCAAAGGATACAGAGATAAGAGTGTAAGTATTAGAAAGAATTACTACAACAGACCTTTATCGGGTTCTTATTCTATAGGGGAAGGAGGAGATAGAGTATTAAGTACAGACAGTAGAACTGGGTTTGTAGTTTATTCTCAGCAATTATTGCAAGCAGATAGAGAATGGTTAATTGAAATGCTTGAAGGGCATGAGGCTTTTGTTGAAGAAAACGGTAATTCTATTCCTATCAAAATAAGAGCAGGAGGTACAGAGATTATAAAAGAGTCTGATGGTTTAATGACTATTAAGATGACATACGAATACGCAAATCCAAACAGAAGACAGCATGGCGGATATTAAGATAACATTAGTAGGATTAGAGAAGGATTTAGATGCACCACAAGGTAGGCAATTCCCTTTATCTCTAAATTTCTCTGCTGGTAGTTTAACTAATATAGATGCGAGATCAACAGACTACTCTCTGTCTTTTAGGATACCAGCGACTAGAAACAATAAAAGTGCATTAGGGCATTTTGACTCGTCTAACATGTCAGATCAAGACACTTACCTAGCAAGTCAAGATTGTGTTGTAAAGGTGGATGGGTATCCTATATTCACAGGGAAATTCAAGTTGTTAGGATTTGTTAACGATAGAGGTTTCGAAGAGTTCAACTGTATTATACTTGGTTCAGGAATGGATTGGGTAGAGGGGATGAAAGATAAGACGTTACAGGATTATACTTGGGGGTCTACGCTTACATTCGATAAGGCAAGTGTAAAAACATCTTGGAGTAATACATATACAGATGGTTATACTTTCCCATTAGTTAATTATGGAGCATGGAAGAATGTAAACAACGTAACTGTTGATGATCTACGTCCTGCTGTGTTCGTTAGGGCATTATTTGAAGAAGCATTTAATTCAGAGGGATATACAATTCAATCAGACACAGATAGCGATGATTTTTTTCATACTTCTAATAATCCGATTGCGGACAAACTTATATTGCCGTTTACTGGAAAGAACTTCACAGATTCTTCAATAGTAACAGCACAAACATTCTACGCAACTGAAACTAACGCTCAAGAATGGGGATCGGTAACAAAAGTTCAGCATAGTGGGTTTATTGGTAAGCCTGTTATAGGTAATGGATCTACTTCTACTCCATCCGCAAAAGAAGCGGTATTAGGATCTTTTGGTACGACTAATACGTCTGCCTGTGGTAGGCTATTCTTAGATGGCTCAGGCGCAGCTTTAAGCTCTGTTAGTGATTGGACTAATTTATATTTATATATTGATTCAAATAATACAACTATATCGTGTCCGACAGGTAAGGTATTCAAGGTTGTAAATTACGGGACAACGACAGCTCCATCTGGGTTAGGATACGGTACTGTTGAGTTTATTGACTTCTTAGGACAAGACGGTGTTAGAGCTGAGGTAAATCCGCGAAACTTCTCAGGAGACGGTCAAGCTAATATTACAAACGTAAAGTTAGCTTTCTTAAATGCAGGATGGGAAGATGCTCAAGAACTAACTATAAGTTCTGCACCTACAAACCCTAGTAGCATATTTAATACGTCTACGTATAAATACACAGCAACAGAAGCAACAAGAGCTAAGTTTAAATTCGATGCGGAGGCTTATTCGTGGGACTCTTGGGGAGCAAATAAAGGAACGCTTACATTTAGAATAAGACATAAGACAGGATCAACAAACTCTACTAGAGGTTCTGAAACATTTAACCCTACTGATACATCTCCTATTGATTCTTACATAACTAAAACTATATCACACCCATTCACAGGGTCAGCAACGGATGATGCTTCTATAATTCCTGTTGGTTTTGAATCGGGAGCTATTGATTTAGCTGTAGGTGATGAAGTGTGGGTAGATGTAGTAGTACAACATGAGAGTTCATCCCAAGCAAACAGCATACTAAAAACAGGTAACGAAGGAGATCAGATTACAACTGCTTTTGGAGTTAGAAACTTAGAGTTTAAATCTATACCCGAAGACACCATCATTAAAGGAAAGACTTCTTTAGACGTTTCTACTGTATTAGATGATAGATTCAAAGTTTTAAGTTACATCAAAGGGTGTATTCATGCTTTTAACTTAATGATAAAAACAGACCCTTATTCTAAGAAGGTTATCATTAAAACAAGAGACAACTTCTATGATACCAACAGTAATGCTATTGATTGGACTAACAAGGTAGATTTGAAGAAACAGTACTTGATTGAGTACTTAGATATGTATAAAAAGAAATTAGAGTTTAAGTTTATAAAGGATTCAGCAGATGGACACGTTAATCAGTTGAATGATATTAGAAATTTTGATTTAGGTTCTTACAGAGAAGATATAGGAGATAGATTTGAAGACGGTAAATCGGACTTTAAGAACCCTATCTTTGCTTATTCCTACCCTATAGTCGATAGATCTATTTTAGCGACTTACAGTGGAGCTAAGACAGGTTCTCAGGTGTCAGGTATTTACATGGCTAGAATGTGGAACACGTATAATGCTAATTCTGCACCACCTGCACCTTTTTACAATTATAGACCTAGATTATTGATTTTTGATTATAAGGCTCAAGCAACAGAGAACGGATGGAAATGGGAAGGCGATACTGAATTAAAAGTACCTGCCGCAATGACTCAGGACTTTGGTTCTCTTACATTGAATAATTTTGACTTGAATATATCTTATGGTAACTCGAATACTGATGGCTCAAATGTAGAGGAAGGATTAGTTGCTAAGTACTATCAAAAGACTATTAGTACAATTGAGAAGGGAACTAAGGTTTCTATACCTATGAATCTTACTTTTAGAGATATTCAAACTTTTGATATAACTAAGCCTATATACTTAGAGTATCCTGCTAACTTAAGAGGTTATTGGATAGTAGATAAGATTAACGGGTATAGTCCAACAACTAATGTTACTACTCAGGTAGATTTAATAAAGAAAGAGGACTTCACTACTAGAACACAAAACACAGATAGAGATGTAAATCTTGAGTCAGATGGTGAAGAGTACAGCAAACAAACAGGAGACGGTCAAGGAGATAGAGACGGTGCTGGTGGAGTTTCAAAAGCAGACGCGGAACATGAAGTTGATACTACATTCCAAAAAACAGCAACAGAATTAGGCGGTGCTAAAGGAACTGGTGGCTCAAGTGGTGGCTCAGGTTCAGGAGATAGCAGGTTTGATAGAACACCTTCAGGCTCTTCTAGTAAATTAGCTACACAGTCTTCTCAAGACGAGGATGCTAAAGAAGACTCAAGAGAGCAAGGTAGATCGGAATCTTGGACGAATGACAAAGGAGTAGAAGGTGCTGAAAGAGAAACAGACTTAAATAAGAAGCCTGACCAAGACTTCCCTGCTGACGATGGTAAATCTAAATCCTTAGTTCAACAAGGAAGTGGAAACAGCACAAACAAAGGTTCAGGGAACTTCGTTACAGGTTCAGGAAACAAGGGGACAGGGAAAAACCAAACTGTTGTAGGACAAAATAATAAACCTAAACAAACAGATGTATTCCAAGTAGGTACTGGAACAAGCGACTCAGAAAGACATACAGCATTATCTGTTGGTAATGACGGTGTAGTAAGAGAAGGCGGGGGTACTATTGTAGAAGAAACAGACTCAGGTATATCCCCTGTATATGAAGAAGTTAATGGTGAAATGGTTAAAATAACAATATAATGGCAACGAATAAGAAGATATTTATAGAGATAGTTACTAAAACAAGTGGCGCAGAAAAAGGATTAGATAATGTAGGAAACGCTGCTGATAAGTCGGGAAAGAAAGCAGATCAAGCAAGTAAGTCATTTTTAGGATTAGGAAGAACATTTACTGCAATAGCAAGAGGATTTGTTATTGTTAAGTCTTTTCAGTTGTTGGCTCAAGCGATAGGAGGTGCAGTAAAAGTTAGCGCGGACTTTGAGTTAGCTATGAACAAGGTTAAAGCAACAACAAAAGCCTCAACACCTGAGTTTAATAAGTTAAAAGCTGCTGCAAGAGAATTAGCTTTAGGGACAATGTTTACCGCAACGCAGGTGTCTGAGCTTCAATTAGCTTATTCTAAGTTAGGTTTCACAACTCAAGAGATCTTAGATGCAACAGACGCGACCTTAGACTTAGCAACAGCAACAGGTGAAGACTTAGCTAGTGCAGCAGATGTTGTTGGTTCTACTATTAGAGGTTTTAATTTAGACGCTGTTGAAGCAGGTCGGGTTGCTGATGTTATGGCTGCTTCATTCACTTCTAGTGCATTAAATTTAGAGAGCTTTAAGCAGTCAATGAAAACGGTTGCTCCAATCGCTAACGCTGCGAATATTAGCTTAGAGACAACTACAGCAATGCTTTCTGTTTTAGCGGATTCTGGTTTAAGAGGCACAAGAGCAGCAACAGGATTGAAAAACTTAATGTCTCAATTAGTTGATCCTTCATCTAAGTTAGCGAAGGAACTAGGTTTCACAATAAATAATGCTGAAGGAGCTACTATTGCTTTTAGAAAACTTTCAGAAAGTAATATAGACTTAGCAAAAGCAACAAAATTAACAGACAAACGATCGTTAGCCGCATTTGCTACATTCTTAAAAGGAACAGACGCTTTAGAAAAGTTAAATAAGTCTTATAAAGATGTTAAGGGAGCGTCAAAAGAAATGGCAGATGTTGTTGAGGATAGTGTAAGTATAAAATTAGATAAGTTTTTCTCCGCTATAGAAGTTTTCGCAGAATCTAATAGTGGGGCATTACTTGTTTCAATAGGAAGGTTATTAGATGAAATAACAGAGTTTATAAATTCAACTGACCCAGCTCTAAAAATAATAAAAAAGGCAGACACAGTAATGAAGGAGTTTACTGATGGAGTGGATTTAGCCGAAGTATCCACTGGTAAACTAAAAAACAAAATAAATGAATTAAAAGAATCTAATGAAGGGTTAAAAACAAGTATTGAAGATCAAAAGTCTCCTTTAGATGAAAGGAATGAGTTAATAGCTAAATCATTCGAGTTAGCTCAAAAAGGTCAGAATTTAAATATATTAGAATCTACAAGATTAGAAGAGCTAAATAAACAATACGAATCAGGAGCGGCAGTGATGAAAGACAATACTGCGGAGAAGAATGTAAACAATGATACTTCAAAAGAGCAAATTAAGGTTAACGACAAGGTGATTGCTCAATTAGAAAAAGAGATAAAATTAAGATCATTAAAGAAAACTGATTCTGAAGACCCTATTTCTCCTTTAAGTGATACATCAAGTTTAGACTTAACTGCCGCAGCTGCTACTGCCGCTACAAACGCTGTTGCAGGATATAATGATGAAATGGCTAAAATGGCTTCAATGGAAGTCCCTACAAAACACATGACAGGCTTTGAGATGCTTGGAGACTCTATATTAGCTATATTTGATAAGGAAGATCAATTAAGAGCAGCGCAAGATACTTTAGCGTCTTTTAATGATTTGTTTCAGGTTACACAACAAAATAGGTTAAATGATCTTGTAATTGCTAACGACAACGCGATGCTTTCTTTGCAACAAACCAATGACGAAGCAATGGCTAGATTCGATATAGACCAACAACATGAACTTGAGTCTTTTGTAGGAACACAACAACAGAAAGCAGACTTTGAAAGACAAAACTCTTTAGAAAGATTAGAAAAAGAGAAGGAGCTAAGAAACGCAGAAGAGGCTTTAAGAAAAAAACAATTAAAAGAAGAAAATAAAATAGCGCAGAAAGCATTTAGAGTTAATAAGGCAAATGCGATAGCAGATATAGCAATAAACACAGGTATAGCTGTTGCTAAACTTTGGGGGCAAACAGGAGTTGGTGCGCCAGTTATTATTCCTTTACTATTAGCCTCTGCTGCTGCTCAGAGTGCTTCTGTTGCTGGGCAAAAATATCAGCCTAAGACATTTGAAGAAGGTGGTGCTATTAACGGTCCAAGTCATTCAGAAGGTGGTGTTCCTTTTACTGTTGCTGGTCGTGCAGGATTCGAAGCAGAAGGTGGAGAGTACATGTTCTCAAGAAAGACAGTAGATAGATTAGGTACAGGATTATTAGATGCAATTAACTTCGGTGGTGCTTCTCCTAGACTGTTTGCTGATGGTGGTGTAGTTAGTGCTTCATCTGTCTCACAGAATGCTTTCGGAGGAATGGAAATGGCTGAAATGATTGGTGGTATCATAGCTCAAACTGTTACCGAAATCCCTGTTGTGAATGTTGCAACAGACACGTTCAATGCAAGCAGATCGGTACAATCAGCACAAGATATGGCATCTTTCTAATTTTTTTATAGAATAGTGTATACTTTAGTATACAAAATGACGTATAAGGATATATATTGTATAGAAAAATAGACAGTAAATGAAATTTAGATCAGACGTATGTTTCTCAAATTCAAGCTTAGACGCTGTTGACGAACATGCAGGAGTTATAAAAGGAGTGACGATTGCAAGGGAAGGTATTGCAAAAGGTCATGGAGTGTTTTTAGATTCAGAATTTATATCAAAAGTTGCACAGCTAGGTAACGAAGCAGAACAAGGCGTTAAAGTAAGATTTGGACACCCTAACATGTGTTCGGACGCTTTAGGAACATACTTAGGAAGGTTTAAAAACTTTAGAGTTGTTGAGGACAAGGTTTATGCAGATTTACACATGGATGAAGTGGCTAAGAAGTCTCCTAACGGGGATTTATACAGCTATGTATTTGCTATGGCACGTTCTAATCCTGATATGTTTGGTAACAGCATTGTTTTTAGAGCTGGTGAGTCGAGATTTGAAGAGGAAATGGGAGAAAACGAAGAAGTAATCAAGAAAGAATACACTTCTATTGTTGCTTTACACGCTTCTGATCTAGTGGATACGCCTGCTGCTACTGAATCTTTATTTTCTTCTGACATGAGTTCTGCAAAGATTACTCAATTCTTACAGGAGAATCCTGAAATCGAGGAATTACTGTTTAACACACCTGACATTGACAGGGTTGTTGAGCAATTCAAGAATAGATATGAAAATTACAAATCAAAAAAGAACAAAATGGAAAAATCATTTAGTGAAAAAGTAAAAGACGCTTTAGTTTCTTTCGGATTAATGTCAGAGAACGCTGAAGAGTCTAACGTAGCTGAGGTAGAATCAAATGAAGAGACTCCTGTAGCTGAAGAAGCTCCTGCTGTAGAAGAACCAAAAGAAGAGTTTTCAAACGAGGAGGCAACAGAAGCAATGGAGCAAGCTGTTGAGAAGTTTGAGGAAGAAAAAGAAGAGTTAACTAAGGCTTTTGATGCAAAAGAAGCTGACTTAAATCATGCTTTAGCTGAGTTAGGAGAAGAAGTTAAGTCTTTAAAAGCTGAATTAGATTCAAAACAAGCTGAATTAGATGCTTTATCTGCTAAACCAACTGAATTAGAAGGTGAAGCTGATGCTAACATCACAGGTGAGGAAGCTAAGTTAAGCTCATCTCAAGAGGCTTTAATGGCATACTTAAAAGAGATTAAAGGATAAACTAAATTAAGCAATTATGAAAATCAAATTCGTCAAAGACGGTAAAGAAATCGAGGCTGAGATTCCTGAGTCTGATTTCAAACACTTCGAAGAGAAGTATGAAGCAAAAAAGGTTGGAGGTTCTGCACCTAAAAAAGCTGCACCTAAGAGGTCAGCAAAGAAAGAAGAACCAAAAGAAGATAAATAATAATTTTTAAACAAAACAAATTTTTAAGAAATGGCTGATTTAATGTCACATGCTCTTAGTTTCTCAAAAGAATCAATTAGAGAGTATTTTATCAAACCAATGTTCGTTCAATCGGACATCAGAGACATCGTAACTGTAAGAACAGATATCAAGAACTCTGAAAAATTAGACTTCATTGACAACTTAGACAAGATTACTAAGGCTTATGCTCAAGGTACATCTTTCACAACTTCAACTGGAGTAACAATCACTCAGAAGACTTTACAAGTTTCTGACATGAAAGCTGAGATCGCTCAAAACGGTAAAGCGTTCTTAAACTACGTAAAAGAGTCTTTATTGGCTAAAGGTGTAGATGAGAATGATATCGCTAAAGGTGATGGATTATTCGAGCAAATCGCTATGGAAATTTACATGGCTGGTTTAGCTAGAGACTTCCAAAGACAAATCTTCTTCGGAGATGTTGTTAAAGAAGACATCGTTTCTGGTGTGCCTGATGGTTCTTTAGATGCTGACTACAAAGAGTACGATGGATTCTGGACTAGAATCATTGATGCTTTTGATGCTTCTACAATTCCTGCTGCTCAGTACTTAGACTTAAACTCTTCTACTTACCAAACTACTGTTGCGGTAAAAGAAGTTGATACAGTAACTTTAACAGGGACTTCAGGAACAGCTAACGTTAATATCAACGGAGTAGACTACTTAGCTACTTTCGATACTGACTTAACTACTACTGCTGCTAACTTCGTAACATCTCACGCTGCTACTATTTTAGCTAGATTCGGTAAGATTGTTGTTACTTCTTCTGGAGCTGATATCATCGTTACTGCTGGTGTTGCTGGTATGGCTCAACAAGATCCTACAGCTACTAACGTGTCAGGAGATTTAGCTGGTACTAACGCTAACACTACTGCTAACGTTGCTAACACAACTTTAAAGACAGATGCTTCTTTAACTGCTTTCAAAGCGTTATGGTCTAAGATGCCTGCTTCTTTAAAAGGATTAATGCAGAAAGAAGGTAAGATTATGGTTACTGGTTCTGTTGCTGATAACTACATCGACACTATCGAAGCATTGAATGGTTCTGACGCTGCTTACTTCACTTTAAGAGATGGAGAAAAAGTTAAGGCTTTCAGAGGTATTCCTGTTATCGAAAGAATCGAGTGGGATGAGCATATCGAGGATGACTTCGCAAGTGTAAGACCACACAGAATCTTATTCACTATTCCTAGAAACTTAGTTGTAGGAACAGATGGAATTTCTGACGACACTAAAGTAGAGTCTTGGTATGAGATCTTAACTCAAAATAGACATATGAGAGTTGAGTACAAGGCTGGTACACAATATATTCACGAGGACTACATAGTTGCTGCTTACTAGTATATTCTTTATCATCGGGGAGTGACTTCGGTTGCTCCCTTTTATTAAACATTTAAAATTTAACAATTATGGCATTATTAGCTGCGGGAACAACTCAGAGTTGTACAAGTGCTAATTCAGGTGGGATTAAAAGAATCTATCTTGCTAACGCTGATGACGTAAGTGCTTTCACTTATGCTTCAAACGTTGCTACTGTTATTGCTATGGCTATGTCCAAAGTATTCTATGAGTTCGAGTTCGAACAAGATACTGCTGAGTGGAGAGAGTCAGGTGAGTTAGTAAACGGTTCTGCAAAATACACTGAGGAATTAGAGTTTTATATCAGATTAAACAATGACACAAACAGAACAATCTTAGATGCATTATCTAACAATTGTGGTTATATTGCTGTTGTAGAAGATTCTAACGGAACACATTGGCTTTTAGGAGCTAGCGAAGGGTTAGGAAAAGAAAGACCATTGAAATTAGTTTCTGATACTACTACAAGTGGTAAGGAATTAACAGATCAAGCTGGTTCTATTATCGTTTTAGGAGCTATGTCTCAAACTAAAGCGGTTACTGTTACTCAAGATATGAGTTCATTATTATAATCCATTTAGGGGAGGGATAAAACTCCCCTTTTTATTTTCTATAAACAATTATTATGGCAAAATACATCTATAAAAAAGAAGACGAACTAACAGTAGTTTGGATTGGAAGAGATAAGTACATCTTATGTGAATGTACTCAAGAGCAATTAAGAAAGATCTATGATAATGGACTTGGTTGCGTTGATAAAGAAGCTGAGAAGAAGTCAGCACCTAAAAAAGAAAAAGAAGAAGAATAAAAGTCTTTAGATGGAACAAGATAATAAGCAGTTAACCAACAATCCTGTTGAGCAGAATAAGTTTTCCTCTAGTGTAATATCTACAACTAGTGCTTCTACAATTAAAGAGCCTAGTAAAGTAGATTATAACTCGCTAGACTACATTTCATTTGGAACAGATAACTTATTCCCTCAAGGATTAGCTATATTAAACAGAAGATCAGCGACTCACAGAAGTATTCTTAACAATAAAGTTACTTACTCATTAGGTAGAGGTTTTATTACTGAGAATAACGACAGATTAGCTCAATATATCAAGCAAGTTAACAGTAAGAGAGAATCCCTTAGAAAGGTTCTAAAGAAGATTTTCAACGATTGGTATAGTTTCGGTAATGCTTACTTAGAAGTGGTCTTAATCCCTAACGGAGAGCCTCAGTTCTTCCATCATGACGCTACTAAAGCGAGAATAAGTAAAGACAGACAAAATGTAATATTCCATCCCGATTGGAAACAGTATGAAGGTAAAAAGAAATTTGCTAAAGTTCTACCTCTATATCCTGAGTTCAAGAAGATTGATGGCTTTGAGAGAGCTATATTCCACTTTAAGCAGTATGAACCTGAGTTCTGTGATTACGGAGTTCCTGACTGGATTGCTGCATTAGATGCTGCTGCAATTGGGTATAAGACTAACAGATGGAATCTTTCAAGACTTGAGAATAGTTTCCAAGTTTCAGGTATCTTAGAGATCGTAGGCGACATGTCTATGGAGGATGCTAAGAAGGTAAAAAAAGATTTAGCAAGCAACTTCTCAGGAGAAGAGAATGTTGGAAAGCTATTAACAATAACAAGACAGTTTGCAGAGTCAGGAAGTGGATCTACATTCACTCCTTTAGTTCAAACTTCAGATGGTGAGTGGATTAACTTACACCAACAATCAGATTCAGATTTAATTATAGCGCATAATTGGTTTAGAAGTTTATCTGGTATTTCAGACTCTACAGGGTTTGATACTAAAAGGATTAGAAACGAATACCAAGTTGCAAAGAACACTGTAATTGGAGAGAATCAAGACGCAATCTTATCTGAGATTAAATTCTTGATCGAGGAACACTCTAGCATGGACGCTGAGGTATTATCTTTCAGAAATGAGTCTCCTGTATCATTAATTGATTTAATTGACGTTAACAGCATTATTACTGTTGATGAAGCTAGAGAGAACAGCTTAGGTTTAGCTAACTATCATGATGCTGAAAAAGGTAATAAACTTATTTCTGAGATCAGAGAAGAAGCAATGCTAAGAGGACAACAGAAAGAGACTACAGATCAACAGAAGGATGGTGATGCAAGAGATTAAAAACAACATAAACTTGACATTAGATATTATAGTAGGAAGCTCTTTCGCTATACACCTAACTAACGTGAATGATTGGGCAGCAATTGTAGCAATAATAGTTGGTTGCATCCGTATCGGAGAGTGGCTTTTTGACGTATATAAGAAATATAAAAACAAAAAATAATGGCTTGGGTAATAACAGACGAAACATCTCACTTAAAATTAGTTAATGGAGTAAAGAAGTATTTACTTCCTAAAGGAGATATTAAAGTAATATTAGAAAACGGAATAGTAGTAATCGAAGGTGATTCAGGAAACGTTAGAGACAATATTGTAATAGATTATCAAAACGTAACAACTCCAAGTGAATCTAGCGGTGCTGATCTATTTGATACTATCGTAGGATACATGACTTCAGGGGGTGGCGGTGATGCTTCTTCAGCAAACCAAGACACAATGATTACTCATTTATCTGAAGTAGAAGGTGCTGTTGAGACATTAGAGGCTGATTTAGCTATTCCATCTGCTATTGCGGACGGAGAGAAAGATGTAGCTGTTACGGGGACTGCTGTTGCTTTAGGAACGACTGCTGCAATGAAGTTTGTAGTTCTTACTGCTAAGTCTGGTAATGGAGCTACTATTTGGGTAGGAGGTTCTTCTGTTACAGATGACGGTGATACAGGGAATCCTTTAGCTGCTGGTGAGTCTATGACAGTTTATTTAGCAGATATTGCTGACGTTTACATAAATGGTACTGCAACTGACGGTGTTACTTTCTCAAGATTCAACTAGAGTTTATGAATATTAAAGGACATAAACATATTTTTGCTGGGCCTGAGTTCATAAAAAGAAGGCTTGACGCTCCTGCTGTGTATAAAGCTGCGGCTGGTGGTGGTTGTACTGCTGTGCAATCTGATGAACTTCAAATTGGTGCAGGTACTTCTAACTCTAGTTCTGCTCCTTTCTATGGTTTATACGACTATTCATGGTATGGTGGAATTTGGTTAGCGTCCGAGTTTACGGGGACTGCTGATGGACAGATTCAACTAACAGGACTAGAAGTGGAAAGAGGTAGTACTACAAGTGGTTATCCTACTAACAACATGGAGATATGGATTTCAGAAGTAACTGAAAGTACATTTGATTCTTCTCCTGCTGTAAATGCGACAGACTTAACTAAAAGTAATGAGGTAAAAGTCTTTGATGGTAACTTAACTTGGTCTTCAGGATGGAATGAGGTTACGTTTGATACAAACTACTGTTATGGAGGGTCTAACAATCTATTAGTTGAGTGGAGAAACTATGACGGTTCATGGCAGTCAGGGTATGGACATGGGGAGTATGATTTTTCTCCTGCACTTAATAGAGCAGCATATAAAGCAACAGACAATGCTTATCCTACAGGCAACGGTAGCAGAAATAACTCAAGAATAAACACAATCTTTAAATACTAATTATGGCGGTAGATACACAACAATTACAAGTTGATTTAGCACTTCATGGTGATATTATTTATTGCGATGAACACAATGAATCATATTACTTAGTTGTTATGGAGAATGTAGCAGACCATAACACTGTCCATGATCTTATTGATAGTTATGTGAATAGTGAATATCCTAATCAAACTAACTGCACATTGGTTGATGGAATTTTAAAATGTGAAAAAAGTAAGCAATAATGGCACAATTCGTTACAGCACAACAGGTTATATCTAACGCGTTCACTAACACGAACACAGATACTAACTTAATAAAAACAACTACTATTGAGCAAACTCAGTTAAAGCATTTAAAGCCTGTTTTAACAGAAGACTTATATGACTTAATAGTAACAGAGAATAACGCTAGTAGTTTATCTGCTGCGAATCAAACTATTTTCGATACTTATATCGTTCCTGCTATGTATTGGTTCGTGAAGTATGACGTTATCTTAGACGCTCATTTGAAGTCTAACTCTAAAGGTATTAACAGATCTTTTGGAGACTTCTCAGAGCAAGGAGATAATACTGATATTTCTCATGTTATGACTAGTGCATTCATGACAGGGTTGAAGATATTGGAAAGAATGACAGAATATATTGAGGATAATGAATCTAGTTATTCAACTTATGAGAGTGGAAAGAATGTATTAAATGATGTATCACTTAGAGGAGGAATAATTTATTAGTATGGGAGCAGCAAATCAACATAGAAATTTAACAGGAGAGCAACTACATAAGCCTTTTGGCTTTGCAGGAGCATCTAACAACACAAGACCTTTTAAGAATGGTAATGGAGACTTAGTTTGGACATTAGACTCAAACTTAGAGAGTGCATTAGATTATGTATCTCCACAAACAGCACCACCTTCTGAGGATAATGGAGACATATACTTACTAGATGATACTGGAACAGATTACGACATTGACACAATTGCTTGGCAATCAGGATCTACTATTAGAATTACTTTTAATGGTTCTCCTGATTTATCTGCTGTAGCGGCTGATGATTATTTCATAACAAGTGGTAATGCTAATTCATCAAATGATGGAACATTCGTTATTACTACTGTAAATGATGGTTCAGATTACATTGAAATAACAAATACAGGTAGAACAGACGCTACGGATGATGAAGCTAGTGACGCTGCTGGTACGGGTTATTACGTACTAGAGGAGTGGGATGCAGCACCTAAAGGGTCGCATGTTAAGTTTGACGGAACTAGTTGGGTAAATTCTACTGTTGCTGATGGTGTTATTTGTTACGATCAGACAGCAGATTCTCATAGATACTATGATGCAACAAACCAACATTGGGACAACACAATCGGTGGTGCAGCAGGAACAGTTACTTCTGTTGGAGGTACAGGTACTATTAACGGACTAACACTAACAGGAACAGTAACTACTTCGGGTAACTTAACTCTTGGTGGTACTCTAGCTGTAAACGATGGAGATTGGTCAGGAACAGACTTAGCAATCGCTAACGGAGGTACAGGACAAAGCACAGCGCAAGCTGCAATAGACGCTTTAACTCAGGTGTCAGGGGCAACAGATGAATATGTACTAACAAAAGACACAGCAACAGGAAATGCAACATGGAAAGCAGCTAGTGGTGGTTCGTCTCTATGGACAGATGATGGAAGTGGTAGAATCAGTTATAGTGCTTCAAATGCTGCTGTAGAAATATACGAGACATCATACGGGAATACTTATGGGTCTAACGTAACGGTTAGAAGAGGATTCTTCATGGTTGGTGAAGGACATACTATTGGAGATAATACTACAGCTACAAACGTAGATAGAGCTTTCGTTGCAGGTGGTAACCATACTGTTGGTAACGTAGGGACTGTTGGTTATATCGCAGCTATAGGGTACAATAACACTATTGAAGAAGGATTGTACAATGTTGCAGTAGGTGGTACTAATACTATAAAGGACACATCTGACAATGCTATTGCTGTTGGTACAAGTAATACTATCACAGGTTCTAATACTATTGTAGTGGGTAACGCTAATGAATCTAAGTCTGATAGTGCAATTATATTTGGAGATACTGTAACAGCAGGTGAATCTTCTAAGAAACAATTAGCATTTGGTAATAACTTTGACGTAGCTAAAACATATTTCTCTAAAGGTTTTTACGTTGAATTTGGGAGTGGTGGTTCTTCAAGACCTACTTTCGGATTAGTAAGA